ATGCGAGTACCGCCTGAGCGGGAATCAAGCAGTGAATTGCGAACAACAGCACCGCTCTTGATGAACAGGCTGCGCTCTTTGATCGCCTCAGACACATAAGTGCTGAGATTATTCCTCTTGACGATGTCCGCTAGTAGGACACCGCCGGAATAATTCTGAAATGGTGCGGCCATTCCTTTCCTTAAAGTTGGGGTTTACTGGGGTTCCAAGTCACGGACTTAGAAATGGTGTCCCACGGGGACTACCGACTTGCTTCTCGTTTCAGCACGGCTGCGAGATCTGGGTCGGTATTATCCAAGGTCATTTGCCTTGTTAAGTTAATACTACCTTCTGCCCAAGGATTTGTGATTCCGGCAGCACCTGCAGTACCAGTCGCAGGCTTAGCCCCCATCCCAGCTTGAGTGCTGGGCTTGAATTGATGTTCCCAGCCAGAACCGGGGTTCTTTAATTTGGCCAGATAAACATTTAAATCTTGCTCAATACCACCGTCTAAAACAACGACTTGACCAGACTCTGATTTCTTCAGATTGCTCTGAACAAGTTGCAGTACTTGGTTGGCGTTGACAGCGCCAGCTTGGCTAATTGCAGAAAGAGCAGCGGTTTTCATCGTTGCAGTTTCGTTAGACGAACGCAAATCAGAGATTTGACGCTCTAACTCACCAATCCGTTGATCCTTTTCTTGACCCGTCTTATTAGCCTCTTCCCAGAGAGGTTTCCACTGGCCTTGATCTTCCAGCGTTTTTTGACGTTCTGAACGCATCTTTTCATCAAGAGCATTCATCTTGTCTTTAATACGCTGGAATTTGCCTTCAGCTTCTTCAGCACGGGCTTTTTCAGCTTTAATTTGCTGTTCGTAAACAGATGAATCAACAGCAGGAGTTTCAGTCGCAGCCACGGGCTGTTCAGGTGACGCCACGGGCGTTTCCTGGATGACTTGTTCTTCCATTTTTAAGAGTTAGTGGACTCTTCTACCTTAGTAGCCTTTTCTTTTTTGCTTGTCTTTTTAGCAGGAGAAGATTCTTCCTTCTTCGGAGGATTGATCTCCTCAAAACGCATTCCAGCCATTGCTTGGTAAGTAGCTACGCGCTTACTCTACCGCTGGTACCTGGTCTTGCGCCTCTGCAGCCATAGGAAGGATCTCGCCTTGTACCAGCATCTGCCTGAACTCTTCGCGATCAATAATGTTGCCTTCAAATAGCTGTGCCATAGCCGTAATATCCTGGCCAATAAGACGTTGTAGATCAAAGTCACGGCTAATAGATACCTTGGGTGGCTCAATGCCTAGATAGTCGGCAGCCAGGTTGTACGACTTTTGTAGCCCTGACTCAAGATCCATAGAAACCATTGACAGCATTGAGTTTGTGTCAATACGATCCAGGCGTCGTGCGTCAGCAGATTCAGCAACAAACTTTTGCTGGCTTAGCGTGCTGATGCCTAACGAAGCCATTTGCTGCTGTAGCTCTTGGATTTCAGCTGATTGGGCTTCAAATGCAGTCGCAGCTGGCTGCACGTAATAAACCTGATTGCCAGGTTGTGTTGCCATCGCATAATTTACGCCGATCGCCATATCTTTCGTCTGATCATCCCAACCTTCAAGCACCAGCATGGGCTGCGAAGCGATATGAAGGCTGTGTATTAAATCAGCTTGACGCTGGAAATGAGCCAGATTCAAATAAGCGATGTCCAATAGCGGCGGTCTGCTTGCCATTGCATCTGTTTTATTGGCATAAATCGTTACCAACGGGATTTGATCTAGCGAGTACGGGCCAGATTCCACCAGTTGATATTCACCGCCAGCTTCTGTTTGCTGGAACGAAGCAGGATATGGAAAATCTCCCTGCATTTCTTGCTTCTGTTGCTCTTGTCGGAATACGCGATAACGACCAGGCTCGATCACCCTAATTTGATCAAATACTTTCTCGCCAAAATCTCCATCGGCAACAACTGCTTTCTCCCCAATACGCACTTGCGTCAAGCTGCCATAATTTGCTTCACGATCCAAACGCCAGCCATAGACATTGGTTGGATCAACTTCAATCCAATATGGGCGGCGATTTAATGCACGCTCTTCTGCCAAATTCCTTGCAGTAGAAGGCGCTGGAAAATCAACCAACGTATGACAATGCCCATACGTCAAAGCACAGATCAAAAGGCGTCGTGCATACTCATCTAAATCCGATCCACAACCATCAACATCCTTATTGAAGATCTCTGTCCAATAAGGGTCGCCTTCAATGTTGATAGGTTTGCGTAAAATTAGACCGGCTGCTGAACGCACTAATCGTTGCGTGTATGGCGTGAAGACAGCTCTATTTACGCGGGACAGATACGCTGTGTAATCTTCGCGTGGTTCGATAGGTAGGAATGTTTCGCTGTTTTCTCGCAGGTACTCTGTACCGGTCGTGACGGCTTTCATTATTTCCCAGCCCTTCATCTGGTCCAACACTGCGCGAGTGCGAACAAAAGGACTGTCTACACTTCCCAGACGGGAAGAGCTGACCTGATGGGTCCGCACTGAGCCGGGAACTGAGTAAGTCATGTCACCATTTTACGCCATTACTTCTTCTTCTTGGCAGGCTTCTTGGCCGTCTTAGCTGCTTTCTTAAAGTCTTTTGCGGTTGGTGCGCCAGGATCACCAGCTTTTTTCATCTTTTCGCCTGATCCCGCAGCAATACGCTTTTTCTTTGCCGCAATATTGTCGTACAACCCCTTTTTCTTCTTGGCAGGACGGCCCTTCTTGCTTCCGTAGGTTCCAGCTCCTTGGGGCATGACAACGCTCAGCTTTGCCCTATTCTAGCCTTTCGTGCCAATCAATCACTACATTGAACTGCCCAAAATGCGAGGGCAAAGCCCGCATAACAAAAGTCTATCGCGACAGACCAGATGAAGTTCGGCGCTACCGCACATGCTTGGTCTGCTCTCACAAATTTATAACAACACAACCCCTAGGAGAACTTACAGAAACAATTTGCGAGCGCATTTCAGGCGAAAAACACCCTAACTCCAAATTAGATAACGAGAAAGTTATCGCGATGAGACAATACGCAGCTGAAGGAGCTAGCTCTTTTGAATGCAGCCTTGTTTGGGACGTATCTCAAAAAGTGGCTTGGAATGCAATCGTCGGTAAAACTTGGAAACACGTTAAATAATATGCTTAATACAGCCGATAAGATGTAGTGCCTAAAGTTTCTGGCTTTGCAAGGTTAAATTGTTGTAAAACTAGATAGCCAAATGCGTCAAATGCGTGGTCTACTCCTAAATTCTTGTTTGGTAGACCCGTGTTTGGCGTGTAAGTTAATGTCCTTAAATCCTTGATTAACTGCTTGCAGCGTGGATGGATTACAGTTCTTCGCGTTCCAGCAGCATCAAGTAGGGCGGTGTTGACGGCTGTGATCTTGTCTCGGATCTTCCATGGGGCTTTGGGTGATTGAACGGTGAAACCGCTACGACGCAAGATTGTGTGGTCCGTTACGCCAATACCACTTGTTTTTCTTGCTCCGCCTGTAGGGTCTGGGCACGCGATTACGCGACGGTCCACGCCGTAACGGCGGACTACTTCTTCTGCAAAGTCCCATGTTGTCGCTCCACCGCGCAACATTATTTCGTCGAAGACGTACAGCGTTTCGTTGTCTTTTACGGCGCAAATGCCGCTCATTGGATCAACGTTAAAGTCAACGCCCAGTAGTAAGGGCAAGACTTTAATGTCTTTGGCTTCGGTGGAGATGTTTTCGTCGCCAAAGCTGACTGCAACTAGGCCGGTAAGGTTCTCGAAGCTAGCTTCAAATTCTTGACGGAATGTACGAGAGTCAAGTTGAGTGCGGGCTGCTTCGATTTCGTGTGCGGGGACATTGCCACCTTCGATTGTGGTGTAGCACCAGCGGATCCAGTCGCCTGTTTTATCCTCTTCGCAGTAACACCACAGGTCGTAGAACCAGCTGGCCGTTCCATCCGGGGTGGAGATGAAGAGTGCCCAGCCTTGTTTGTCCGCAAGGGCGGGACGGATTACTTCGAACCAGACTTCTGATTCCATAAAGGCGGCTTCGTCTAGGACTACTCCCGCTAAAGAGCGGCCACGAAGTGCCATTGCGTTTTCTGTGCCCTTTAGTTCAATTGTGGAATCGTTTACAAGATCTAGGCGTAGGTCAGTTTCGTTCTTGGAGCGGATGTATTCCTTCGGGATTGTCTTTTTTAACGTTTTCCAGGCAATATCCTTTGCCATTCGATATGTTGGGGCGCAATAAAAATAGGTTTCGCCCGGACGTTCCAGGGCTTTTGTGAATAGTTCGATGCAGGAGAGGTAGGACTTGCCGAAGCGGCGGCCTGCAACCAATACGCGGAATCTTTCTTTGGCGCTAAATACAGTGCCTTGGGCGGGACGAAGGCTTATATCAAGTGTTTTCGCCAAAAGTGTTGTTTACTCGGGTCTTTCGATCTTAACGTGTATTTCAGGTAATGTGCTACTTTCTTCCACTTGATCGCAACCGACCATACGTGCCAGGGAATCTAGGACGTTGGCGGCTGTTTGCATCTGGCCCCGTTTTACGGCTGAGTTGTACAGGCGGGAACGCATAGAAAAGATTCTGGAGGCCATATCTTCGCGTTCGCGCTCAAAATCTTCGCGATTTAAGGCTTGAACTGCTTTCCAATCGCGGAATGCAGTGGCACGTCCCACCTGTTCTTTGTTTGCGTGGTCGAGTACCAGTTGGAGAGCGGGTAAACCCTCTAATTGGCGGCGATATAAGCGAAGAATACGTGCTTCTTGGATGTCCTTTGGGTTTTTCGGACCACCGATTCTTTTTACTACCTTTTCTTCAGTGGTGTTTTCGTCCATAACTAGGAAACAACCTTTGCAGACACAATAGCAACATGTAGGGCTGCATCTGGGGTTTCTTTTATTTGGGGGTGTAGCACATAAGAGGTGTGTTTTCTGACCCCCGCCCCCGGGTAGCACAGTAGATAGGTTTAGGGATAATTATTTAAGTTCCCCGGACCTTGCTAAGCAGCGTAACATTTGCTACTCCTCCCCGTAGCATAAGATACTACAGTATGTAACATAGACACTTGCTAACCGAGCACAATGTATTACAATATAGATATGAAGGGAGGGACACAGGAGTCCACCTTCAGCAACAGAACCTTGAAAATTTAATAGCAGAAACACGCGATTTCGCGGGAGACTCCATGTGCCTTTATGTCCGGCGCTGTGGCAATCAGTCAATCTCGCACCGCGTGTGATGGAGCACAATGTCCTTCATTCTATCATGAACATGCAAAAAGCAACCGAGACAAAATTCAGCGGCTTAGGTGGCTGCGCTGTCGAGCTTCACACTTATGGGTGGGGCAATGAGAGCACAGTTACGGTTCGCGATACGGAACGAGGTGATTCAGTGGTTCTCAATGGTGTTTCTACGCAGTTCTTGCGCGGGAGTATCAAGAATTACGTGAGAGACCTTGGGTATCGCGACGAAAGCGTCGAGCGGCGTCAGTTCTTGGAGACCTTATCCGAAGAACTTGCACTCGTTCTCAGCCGTTGGGAGTCAAAGAAAGCCGAAAAGCAAGCTCAAGATCACGCGAAAAAAGAAGCACAGTGGGAGTCATGAGAAATCAGACCGTTCGTTGGGCTGGCATCAAGTCCGGATGGGTTCCTGCCTATGGCGGGCGACCACGTACCAGACAGCAGGCTGAGCTATTCGCTCGGCTCTGCCGTGCCGTTGACGGAGACCGTTACACCTTCAAGGTGATAACACTCCCGCTCGAACTTCCTTCTTTCGTCTAATCAATCGCCCCAGGGTTCACGCTCTGGGGCTTTCTTCCTTGTTTAATTATGACTGTCCAAACTTTCGAGAATGGTGGCTATGTCGTCACCGGTCACAGCGTTCCGGTGTTTCGGCTTTTAACGTTGCACAAAGCGTTAAAGATTGAACTACATGGTATGCGCCTATCTCGTGGGCCAAGTGCTTACAGCATCATTAAAAACGAGTTCAACCTAAAAGGTTCGAAAGCTAAGGTATTGGCTGCTTTTGAGTCTATGCTCACGCAAGATTACAACTTAGAACTAGCCAATCCATCCGCTTAGGCTTAACACTTATCCCCAAGGTTTACGCCTTGGGGTTCCTTTTTATCCTAAATTTAAAACGATGACGGAAACCTACGACCTCCCATCACACTGGGCCTGTTACTTAATCAATGGAGATGGAACATCCTTCAGCCTTGACGATGACGGGGGAGAGGCTGAGATAGCCGTTATTGATAAGTTCATGGAAGACTTCGGAGAGGGTGTGATCGTGACCTGTTCAGAAGAATCATTCTTCAGTAAGTACCACGACGCGCAACCTTACGGGATCAAAGCTTGCGACTGTTTAGAGTTTACTTTCTATCTATACGAAAAACGCAAGTAACAAAACGGCCCCGAATTGGGGCCTTTTTAATGTCACCTAAAGTCGGAGATAGAAGAACGGAGTTTACGGGCGTCCTCTTCTAATCGATTAGCTGTCGCTATCTTGTATTGAATCTCTTCTAGGGTGTAATCAACGCGGCGTTTGTAGCATTCCAGCAGCCGCGTCATAATGCCGGTCTGATCATTGAAACGTGCCAGGTAGACATCAGCCGAGAGGTTGATCGGGGTTCCTTCTCCTCCCGGGTAGCAAGTCGCCCGGATGAACAGGTTCAAGGCCCCATAACGTCCCACCAGGGAGAGGAATGGCTTTCCCTGCAGGTTGTACCCATTCTGCTGACAGTATTGGTCGAACTGCTTTTTAAGCTTGGCAACCGCTCCACCGTGGCCGCTAGTCTTCCACACCTTCTGATCCTGCCAATCGTTAAGCAAACGGACCAGGTGACCTTCAGTAAGGTTACAGAAAGCGTTGAACTGGTTTCGAGCTTGGACTTGTTCCAGGGTTGCTTGCATAGTTGCGGTGTTGCTTGAACTGATGCTACTGTATCACAGTAAACACGCATTCAACCGGTGGACCAAGACATTATCAGAATCGAGGACGTGGAGGTGGTCAGCAAATCGGACCACCCTGAAGACATAGAGCTTCGCATCACGGCCATCGTTGGCGACATGGTGCAAACCGTTCCAGCGGTCCTGTATCCGGGCATCGCGGAACCTGCTCAGTTCGGACCAGCCCGTTGCATTGCAACCGTCACGGTTTACCTAGACAACGTTCAATGGGAAATAGTTGAATGAAGCGCACCAACCAAGAAAGAGACGCCCAACTTGAAGAAGCAAAGCGCCTTCTAGATATGGGTTTGAAGCGGGCAGACGTAGCCGCAACGCTCCAACGGGATTACGCGCTAAGCAGGGCGACAGCGTATCGAGATTGCGAATCAGCCGACATTCAACGCTTTGCTGAGGATGCGGGCATTGATGCCGATTCCGTTCCAGGGATTAGCTACGAGGACCGCGACGCGCTTATGCGAATGACGCGCCAGCTCTTAATCACTGCTTTTAAAGCTGGCAACGTTCAAGACTATGCACGCTTAGTGCGTGAATACGAAAGACTCGCCCGTATGGGTGGTATGTCTCAAACAGTTTGAGATTTTGTCTCATGAAAATCAACCGATTCACGATCCAGGAATTACACCTACTTGCTGACTCCCTTTATTGGGAGTTTGCAATCTTCGAAAAAAGTGGGTGGGCTGACTCTGCACGTTCCAGGGAGTTAGTAAAGCTTCAAACCAAAATCCACCAGTACATCGACACCCACGGTCATCAACAATGAACGAAGCCCAAACGCTCCAGCAAAATAAGTTCCCCAATTGGAAACCAGATGAGGTGAGAATCGTAAGTCTCACTTATGTGGTAGACGCCTCAAAAAGGTACTTCAGCAAAATTGAAATTTGCAAAACCCTCGCAGCTTCGTTGGATGAAGCCGTAGAACGTGCCAGGGAACACTACGGACCAGGAAGTCTCAATGCTTGGGGTACTCATCGCTTGCCTCTTGATGGATGGCTTTTAGGTGGTGGTCAGTTGCTGCCTGGCAAGCATGACAAGAACCACGAAGAAGACTTGCACCGTATGGGCTGTGATTGACGTTCCAGGGCTAAGCGAATGGCCACGTTAGTTGTAGATCGGCAGAAAATACCTCCTCATCGTTTATATCGATGGGGCGTTCTGCCACGTATTCGTTGAATAGCTGTTTAAGACGTTCCAGGGTCATCCTTAAAGCTTTGGCTTGTATAGCCACGTTCATTTGTCCCGTATAGAGACGTTCCAGTGCTTTTACAAACTCTTTACGGCTTGCTGGGCCGTATAAAGGCTCATTCTCTCTAACCATTGACACTCTGCCCCACGTAATTCTAACTCACTGAGCAACCGGACCTGTGGTGCTCCGCTGCGCCGGGCTACTACAACCGCTCCAAGCTTAGGCTTTAACCCTGTCAAGTGCTGCAATCCCAAGGAATATGCTCCGGTTTGACAGATGTAGTTAGACAACATTTCTTCACTGCGGGCGTTAACGCTGGTTTTCCAGTCAGCAACGCAAAGCGTTCCGTTTACGTCGATTAAGGCGTCAGCCGTTCCAGCCCAGCCGCGTGGGTCATGAATGGAAAATTCAATCGCATGAATGGCCGTTACGTTCTCTCCGATCCAAGTCCGTAGACCTCGGGCGTACCCAGAGGCGCTCCAGGAGACTCTAGGAGCCCCTTGAATGGCCTTTTCGATTGCCCAGGTAGTGATTCCTTTAGGAGCACGTTCCAGGCCGTCATCTCCAGTCCTCCAGCTTCCTCGCTTGTTTGCGCTATTTCTTGCCAGCTTTGCTGCCGTCTTGAGGACATACTCCGCGTGATTGTGCGCCAAAGTGCCGCGCTCGCAAGCAACATCACGCTCCATGGGAGCAGTGGGTCTTTCCAGCCAGCGGTCCAGTGCATCTTTTTGCCATTGCGGTGAGGTTTCTTTGAGGATGTGTGTCACTGAGGCGTAAGACACACCGGACTTATCGCGATACACACGGTGCGGACCAGAGTCATCACGCTCCAGGGTCCAGCGGCGTAAGCCTGCTAGTGCGTTTTGTGAATCAGTTGCTTGCATCTACCAAATCCATCTGATTCTTTAGCCAAGCTTTTTGTAGCTGATGGGCTTTGGGTTCTATTAAGTGCATTGAACTAACAATTCCGGTGATATTTCCCACTGAAATTAAAACTCTGCCGTCTTCCAAAATTGTGGTGATCGTCTCTGGTAAAGGTTTTTCGTAGTGACGATCCGGCATTTAAATATTAAAGCTGTTTAATTGTAGACAATAAAAAAGGGGCGGTTAAGCCCCAGAAACATGTTGTTTTAGTTGGCTTTGAACGGATTGTCTCCGGTCAATAAGCGGCTGATGTCAAAGCCGCTGTCACGGGATTCGGTCCAGGCAGTTTCGATGTCTGCCTGAGCGCCTTTTTTGCGTGGTGCAGGGCGCAAGCTGTAGCGGGTTTCTAAGCCAACGCCTTCTTTACCCAGGACAAAGTCCCAAGCAAGCAGGTCGGCGTAGTCCTCCATTTGGCTGACTGAATCAAGTTCGTTGATCAGGCTCTTTTGACTCAGCTGCATGATCTGAACTGAGCTGGTTTGGTAGTTGTAGACAGGCACGGCGGTAGCGAACTTCACCTTGTCAGGTGCAGTGCCTTCACGGTTGAGACGGCGACTGTATTCAACACCCATCTCTTCTTGAATGTCTTCGGGGCTTGGGTCGTCTGTAAAACGAAACGGCTTTGCCTTGCCGTCAGCGGTTTCGCCCCAGCACTCGAAAAACTCAAGGGGCTGGTCGTCTAAAAGAGCAAAGCGGACATTGCCGCCAGACTGGATTTTGGAGGGGTTGAGATAACCGCCGCCGCCACCGCCAGAGGCAGCAGCTTTGTTCTTGTCTGAAATGAATGGCATGTAGAAAGTTGCTGTGGGCGTGCTGCCCGGTGCTCGTTTAGTGTAGCAGCGTGACGTAGCTCGTCAAGTGCGGTAGAATGAAAAAACCCCAGAGCCGGGAATGGCTGCTGGGGTTGCTTAAAAACTGATTTAACACTCTCACTGTAGCAGATGATTCTTGCTGATTTTGTCCGTACCTTGCCTAAAACTTGGGCAACGGCTCCGATTTACGCCGCTGGTGTAACACTCCCTGGCCCTGAAGAAAAGATTGCTGGCGGTAAATCACCTCTTGGTCGTGCTTCAAAGGAAAATCTTTCTCCTGAATGCACAGCTAATTACATAACTGACAGTCCTGAAACGTTCCGGGCAGTTGGTGTTTACACCGGAACTCGCTCGGGTGGTTTGGTCATCTTTGACGTTGACCGCAACCTTGGTGCCATTGAAGAAAAATGGGGTGCTGATTTAGAGAAAGCGCCTTGCGTCAGGTCAACCAAGAAGAACGCGGCGAAGTTTCTGTTTGTCGTTCCAGAGGAAGACCGTTTAAAGGTTGCTTGTCTTAGCCACGCTGCTGCAGGGCAGGAAGGCTGGGAAGTTCTTTGGGGTGCTCAGGGGGTTCTGTGCGGCGCTTACAAGGACCAGGGTGAATACACGTTTGAAGGGGACGTGAATGCGCTTCCTGAGGCTCCTGAGTGGCTCCTTGAGCGGATGCGGGAGCAATACCGCAAGGTCAACCAGAAAGACACTGGCCGGAAGCTGCGGGACACGCGCTTTGCTAACCGTTCCAGGGAAGAGAAGATTGCTATTGGGCGGAGTTGCCTGAGTGTTATTGAGCCTCGTGGTGCTTTTAGTGAGCGCTTTTGGTGGGAAATCGGCGCGATGCTTAATAGCGAGCTGCCGAACCAGGATGGTTTGAAGCTTTGGGAAGAATGGAGCCAACGCGATAACGAGTATTCGCACGAGTGGGAGAGCGGTAAGAACCCCTGTGCTGATCGATGGGCATCTGGATTTCAAGGTGGTGGTCTGGGTTTTGGAAGTTTGATCAATTTGGCTGATGTGGCGGACCCCAAACGGAAACGATTTCAAAGGGACGGTCTTGCACAGCTGGTGGCGGACATCGATGCGACGCCGACAAAGTTCAAGCTCGACTTCCTCGGACCAGAAGAGTTAGTTGCTCGTGGTATTGAGATTGAAGAGACCTACGACAACCCGGCTTACGCCGATCAGGCCAAGACAATCCTGGCCAGTGAAGGTGGACGTTCCAGGGAGGGGGCGGCGGCTATTGACCGCTTGATTGATGCACACCTGACCTTTGAGAGGAATAAGGGCTGTAAACCTGCGGATGTAAACGATTTGGACGACACACCTTTCGAGTACACGATCCCTGGTTTGCTGCCTAAGCCTTGGTTGCTTCTTATTCACGCTGACGGCGGCACAGGTAAGTCGGCAATGTGTCAGACGCTGTGTAAGCACATCAGCCAAGGAAGGCCGTTCAATGTTCACGGCGGAATGATGGACGTTCCAAGGGCTAAGTGTCTTTGGTTGAACGGTGATCAGAGTGAGCGGATTACGCGCAGACAGTTCAATTTGATTGGCGTGGAGTCAGGCGTTGATGTAATCGCTGAATGGGACATGCAGTGGTACCGCAGGTTCTGCAAGATCCAGAAAGAGCATGAGTACGGCTTAGTGGTTATTGACAGCCTGGACGGCTGTAACGACTCCAATCCCTATGAGGAGAACCGCAGGGAGTACGCGTTGCCCTTGAAGAGGCTTGCGCGGCGCAATGGGAAGGACTTTCCAGCGTGTTCGATCATCGTGATCCACCACAACAATCGCAGTGGCGGGTTCCGGGGAACCAGTGCCATCAAGGCTGCGGTTGATGAAACCTGGAATATGCAGAAGCTTGATAACAAGGCTTTGGCTGAACTGGGCCTCGCGTTCAACAGCAGGGTTGTGACGATCGAAAAATCAAGGGATGACCGGGAAGGACAGCGCATGGTCTTCAGCTTGCTGCCTGATTACACGTACAAGATTGAGCCGGTTCCTGAGCCAAAAGAACACCACCTAAACGGACCAACCGAATACATGCTCTCCCTGCTGCGTGTGATGCGGGTAGATGGGAAGCCTTGGTCGATCCATGGATTTGTTGATCACGCGGGTGTAGGGGGTGAGCATCGCAAGCGGGCTATCAAGTACAGCCTGCACAAACTTGAAGCTCAGGGATTGATTGAGCGTTGTGACGCTCCGAAGGATTATGTGCTTAAGGGGCGGACACCCAATTATTGGCACGCGATTGGTACACACGTTCCAGGTGGGTTTACTAGTCGCGCACGTGGGGTGTCCGTAAAAGAGTATGTTAAAAGTCAAACCCCTTCTCCTGGAATGGATATAAACGACAATGAAGATTGTCAAAAGCCTGCAATTGTCAAAAGTTCTTCAGCCTCTGACCTTTTGACAAAACCCAACCTTTTGACAAAGCCGATTGTCGTTAAGAACCCTTCCCCTGGAACGGATAAGGCTTTTGACGCGCCTAATCGGAGACATAGGGGTAGCGCCACTGATGCCGGTTTTGCGTTCTGGGATTGAGTTATGTACCCTTGCTCCACCATTTACAGGGCTACGGACAGGCAACGCATCTCTCATTGGGAACGTTGCTTGGTCGGACTTTGGAAAATCCCAGAACCACCAGTGGGTTGGAAAGAGTCTTTGCGCCTTCGGGATGAACAGGGCTTGACCAAATATTCATAAAGTGCTACATTGTTAACAGTGTTCACAGAGCTGTGACTGAAAAACAAACCCGCGCCAGCATCAAGACAGCTCACCATTACGGTGGTGAGTTCTTTAGTAAGCTGGCCGAAGCGGCATTGCTAGCTGATCCTCGTAATCGCTCCAGGATTCTGGATGCGTTTCCAGAGATTGTGTCCAAATATGGACCCGGTAGTGCCTTTTACAACGAGTATCTTTAATGAAAGAAATTACAGTCCGAATCCCCGAAGACGTTTTAGCTCAGCTAGACAAAGAAGCTGGTCTTGAGCAGATTTCAAGGGCTCAATTTATACGAGCCAAGCTTGTACCTACAAACAACAAAAGTGTAGGAAATTACGGGCCTAAAGATTTTCACGAGTTAGTAAGCCTAGTCAGGCGCAGGACAGGTAGCGGCATAGACAAGAGACAACTAGAAAATGTTGTTGCTATTGTGTTTAATGAATTGGCTTCTTAGCTGTGTTTCACGTTGGTTCTTTAAACAATGCCATCCTTCTATTAGGCGGTACCCCAGCGTGAGAGACAATGTTCAGTTTAGCTACTGCAAAACGCTAGTGACAGCAGACTGCATTACATACGAAAGGTTAGCTCTTGCGCGTTACACAAGCTATGACCCTGAAAACAAAGTTTTAGCTGTGGAGCAAGTAACGTACCAGGATGATGAAAAAGGTCACACAGAATTTCAATGTCAGGTTACAGCTGCCTTGCACTTTGGTATTGATGTGGCTGTTATGAGTTGCTACGATTTAGATCATTTTCCGTTCTTGGAACACGTAGTCACTGGGTAGTGTGCTACACTGCCAGAGTTGCTTGACACCACACATGTCTGACTCAGCAGCCCTTTACAGGGCACAAGAAGATCTTCGTATGCTGGAAACCTGCCCTACTTGGTACGACCACTTGGGTCAGGTTGAGGCCGCTATGGCGGAAGAAGACCGTATTTACGACATCCGTGTTGCCGCCGGGTGGGAACTAGACGAAGGTGGCTGGTGCGCTCCATGCCCTGAAACCGGTGAAATGATCACGGAATCGGACTGGCTTAATTTCGGCCTGTATTGCCCCGAGGACATCATCGGCCTGTTTTGCCCGGAGGACATCAAATGACTTACAAGATTTTTCACGGAATCCAGCATCTCGACAAGATTGAGACTGCTGCATCAGTTTGCTTTGACGTTGAAACGCTCCAGTTGCAGCCCGAGCAGGGGAAGTTGAGGTTGCTGCAGCTTGGCTCTAGTGTCCGTAACAGTGTTGTCCTTATTGATTGCTTTGACCTTGATAAGAGCGACTGGGTTAGGTTGCGCCATTTCTTCGGTAGTCCAGTCCGATACTGGCTTGCCCATAACGCTGTATTCGATCTTGGGTGGTTGCAAGAGAACAAAATTTATCCGCACGGGTGGGTGCG